ATTATTAGAATCTATATAAGTGATTACATGTTCTTTATTGAATTCTGAAGCAGGTATGCCTGCAATAGGTCCTACGACCCCGCTTAAAGTAACGTAGTCTCCAGAAATTCCGCCATAACCTGAAATAGTTACTGTGATAACTTTAGATCCACTAGTAGTGCTTATACAGTTATTGGTAGTAGGGGAAGTAAATGTAGCTCTTATAGGAGTAATATCATATATAGTAGTGCCTACGCCTATATAAACTTTAGTATTAGTGCCAATACCTAGTAAGATATTATTATCTGTTGTACTCCAAGAAAAAAGGCTTCGAGCAGCGCCATCATAAGCAACTAAATTTTTAGGCTGCCACCCACCCATTTTTTCTGGAAAACCTGAACGAAATCGTACCCACTGAGTCTCATACCAACCGCCTTCTGAAGCGTAGTTAGTTTGATCTCGGTTAACTCCCGGTTTAAATACAAGTTTACTTAATGGCATTATTTACCTTCAAAGAGTGCTTTTTCGTCTAATCTACGAGTTTGTAGACCTCTAAGTATTTTACCACCTGCGCGACAATATTTCACTAATGATTCCATAGCCGCCTTTTTATCCCCACGAAGAAGCGCTTGACGGAGGGTTGATCGCTGAAATGTACCCAAGCCAAGATTAAAGGTAAAAGAAACCAAGCAATCGAATTCACATTGTCGAAGAGGCACATTAGGTAACATCTTAGATATTCCCAGCTCGAAGCGACGTAAGTCGGATTTAAGAAGTCCATCTATTTCTTCCTGCGAAAAAGTTCTGTTCCAAGAATCAGGCAACAATTTGCCATCCCCGATAAGATGACCAGCACCAACAGTCCACAAGTTTGCAGGGCAACGATAGGGACGACTACGCACACCCTCGTGATGTTTGATAAGAGCGATGCCAGCTTTTGATACATTCACTTATTTCTTTTCCCAAGTCCTAGCACCAAAGTAGAATCCAATAATAGAGCCTACAATAGCCATCTCATCATCAGAGAATATAATATCCATAGACTCACGACTAAAACCTGCAGATTTAATAGCCCAAATAAAACCGCCAATATCTACGAATAAAAGTAATGCTACAAAAGTGAAAGCAACAATAGGACGGACACTTGCATTAAGAGTTCTAACCCAGGGTGCAGCGTCGTGTACAAGTTTTGCATCGTGTTCATAAAGTGCTTGTCTTTCTTGTGCGAATGTTTCTGCATAAGTACCCTCCAATTCAATAGCTGCTACTTTTTCTTGTGATTGAAAACCTGCTTGAGCCATAGCCATAGTTTGCTCATTTTGTAGTTTAGCCATTTCTCGTTCATGTGCTTGATCTCCTTTTTGTTGGAAGAAGCCAAGTATGCTAGGTAATCCTGCAGTAGCAAAACCTAATATAGAACTTAGTATACTAAACATTATTTATATCCTTTTGATTTTTCATGCTCTTCTAAAATACGAATACGAACATTAAGTTCACCCATTTGAGCTCTTAACTCTTCTTTTAATCTAGCTCTTGCTTCTGCTGATACAGGGCTGTCAGTAGGTACACCTTGTTCTGTAATAAGATTAGGCATTTTAGATTTGATACTAATTAAGTCCGCTTGTATAGACGCCATTGAGCTAAGTAACCAAGCAATAGCCGAGACTATCACTGGGAACATCATACTCGTTATTTTTTCCATGTTCATTTAAAACTCCTATATAAACCAAGTAATTATTAAATATTTGTATTTACAACATTAAAATTATTATAAACAAACCAACTTACTATAACTTCTCTAGTTTCGTTTGAAGGAGTTGTATAGTGACCAAACATTCCATATGGAGGAAATATTACTAACTTTCCTTGTTCTGTTTTAATACTTTTGTTTTGAGATGGAAAAATTAATTCCCCGCCCTCGTGTACTGTGTTCAAATGCAAAATTACTGATGCGTATCTTAATAATGTTTGGTTAGCATTTGGATCTACTATTTCTCCATCAGAATGATAATGACAGACATCGTTTGGACTATATTTATGATATTCATAACCTGAATCCGCAGACCTCCCTTGAGGTTTATATCTGTTCTGAATTATATCCTTTTGAATTTTTTGAAAAATCTTATGTAATTTGTCATCTAAATTTTTTAATTCAGGAGCATCGGTAATATTAATTGTGTTCCCATCTCTGTTATATGTGGTTTCTTTTTTACTAGAGGCAAAGGGTCTAAGCTCATCTCTAATTTCTTTAATAGTTTCTGAATCTAAATAGTTGGGAAATTCTAGTATCATTTATATAAACCAAGTAATTATTGAGTACCGTGTTCCTTTTGTTACAGGCATTACTTCATGCGGGTACATAAAATTAGATGGGAACATAATTGCATCCCCCTTTCCCAATTTATATTTTAATTCCCCGTCAAAAAATGCAAACTCTCCACCTTCAAAATTATCATTTAATATAAATGAACAAGACACAGAACGGGGTCTAGCTTTAAATGAGTCTACATGCTGTATATAAAAACCACCTTCAGAATATTTTAGTAATTCATATCCGCTATCTTCTTCAATTTTACAATAAGGAAACTTTGTATTATATTCTTGTATGCATTTAGATGCCGAAGCAAATATATATTTATCTAATTTAAACCTTATTTTTTTATTTTTTTCTAATATATGTGGATAAGAAATACCAACAGTTTCACAATTTCTTATATTCTTTTCTACTGTGCCTTCCCCAACAACAGTATCTTGCCACTCACCGCTATTTTTAAATTCTTCTAATATAGCGTCACACAATGGATTAGTTATAGCATTTTTAATAACAACTATGTATTCATTTAAATTATTTGTCATATAATATATTTTTTATTTTATCTAATTTTATAAGAGCGCCAAATGAAAATATAAGTCTTTCTCCTCCATATATAGGAGTAGAGCTATGTTCTTCTAAACTAGCTAAATTTAACCATAAATCATTAACTTCAATATTAAATTCTTCGCCGTCAATTATAGGATTTCCACCTATAGTTGGTTTTTTTATCATTAAATTACATCTAGTATGAACATAGCCACTAGGTGCTGGATCTGTATGTTTGTGCGTATGAGCACCATCTAAATAATGATTGCCTATTAAATTTTTAAATATAGGCTCAATTTCATCAGGTATTAAATTAAATTCTTTAAATGCTTCATTCCAAAATAGTGCTTCATTTTGTATGGAAAATCTTCTTCCCTTGCTAACAACATTTTCTTGGAAGCTAATGTTATTTAAATTAATTTGATTAGCATATTTCCAATTCTTAACAACTCTAGGAATATTTAATTTCATATAATAGCTACGGGAATTCTTCCTTTTTCTAGTGTTGGTGGTTGTTGTTTTAATTGATCAAAAACCGCCCAATATTTAGACCCCTCTGCCCTTACATAATGTAAAAAAAGTTGCACGTGTTCTTGTCCTTGGTATGCATTTCTCCAATGATCTGCTATTTCACCTAGGTACATAACTGCATCACCTTGATTTAATTCTAATGAAATTTCTTCTCCATTAGGTTTTTGAAACCATATAGGCCAATCAGTGTCTTTTTTTAAATTTAAGGTAATGCTAATTTCGCAAGCTGACCTATCTCTATGCCTGCTTAAAATTTCCCCATGACTGTAGATTCTTGTGTATGTATATGTAGGCAATACATCTTCTTGTAAAGATTTTGATACGTCAGGTATTTTTTTTACTAAAAATTTTACAAAAGGTAAATAATTGTATTTAGCTAAAGAATTTGGAGCCTGAGAATCATTTGTCATTGTAGTACCAGGCAATTTGCTGTATTGAATTAATTCACTAGCTAAATTATTTGCTTCTTCTTTTGATATAAAATTAGGTATATACAAATAATTATTGTCTATTAACTGTTGATTCATTTTTTATTTTGTTCAATTATTTCATCACAAGAGGTATGTTTATAATTCATTCCCACATTTGGATCGCAGCCTAGTACAGAATCAACTATATCTAGCATATTGATTCCATCAGGTACCATACTTGGATCAATAATATCATCTACATTTTCACCGATTCTTAAAGCATGTATACAATATGCAACAGTGTTATCTTCTAAAGCAGTTAATTCATGCATTTTTTCTGCTTTTATATAAATCATTTGTGGAGCTACAAAGGTAGATTCTTCACCATCAACTACTATTTTTAACTTACCATTTGCTAATAAAGTTAGATGGTCAAATGAATGTGTATGACCATGTTCTACATCACCTGCTTTTTCAAAATGCATTTGCCTAGAAAAAAGATTAGCAACACACCCTATATTTACATTTAACGCCATTTATATATCCTTAATTATGAAGTAGTAGTCCAAACCTCTTGTGGTGGTGTCGGCCAAGTAATATTTCCTGCAACAGGATTAAGCGCATATTGTCTAACGGCATTTCTATAAACGTCAAATGCATTTTTATTTGCAAGATAAGGATTACTTAAAGCAGGATCACTAACGCTTGGAATTTGCGTCCAATCAGTTTGTTGTAATAAATATATAGCTTGTTCTTTGTTGCTTTCTGCTGTTGGTGGGCTCGGCGGAACGGGTGTATTAGCCGCTGTCCAAACAGATAAACAGCAATCTACCCAAGAAGGTAATGATGTAATATCTTCGTTTTGTTGATCCCAAAATTCTAGCCATCCAGCTGTTTCTTGCCATTGTAAAACCCTTATGTTTGAAGGAATTCCGCAAGAAGATAAGTCAAGACCTAGATATCCTACCCCATCTTTTTTTACATTTCCATCTATAGGTATAATTGTTAATAACATTTTTTACTCCTTGTTCTTTGGTAATATTGGTTGATCGTCATCTTTTATATCTATTAATCCTGTAGCTACTCCAGCCGTGTGTAATAGAATTTGTTGGCTAGTTTGGTTTGCTTTAACCATTTCATTTCTAAAAGATTCTACTGCAGCGCCCGTTGATCTTTGTTGTCCTGAATTTTCTATTAGTAACATAGGCATCCAAGCTATTGCACATTGATATTCGTCTACTTGATTACCTGTATTAGTATCATATCCTTGTACTCTAGTAAACCAAGAACATTGTAATCCTATACAGTCTTTTTTAATTAATGGGCAAAACGTACCATTTTTAATTTGCATTTATAAGCTCCAAATGTTTTGACACTTTATTTCTAAATTAACTGATATTCTATATTCATCTGTCATACTTTGACAGGCTTCATGCAACATATAATTAGGAAATATTATTAACTCTTTTTCTTTTGGATGATGTGTGTATATTATGTCATGGTCATCATTAAAAAAATTTATACTTCCAGTTTGTGAATCAGGCACATTTAAATAATAAACAGAATTAATCGTTGAAGTTCTTAAATGATTATGTATTCCGTTTTTATAAAAATCTTTATTATTTATATATGCCCAACCATCTTTTATATTAGTTGGATCTAAAACTAATTTACCAAATAACTTTGTACTTTCTTGCAAAAACTTTTCATATATAGTATTTATAAAATCATATTTTTTATTTAATTTAAAGTTATTAGAACCTAAAGCAAAATATTCTTGTGCTTCTTTTGATTTAGAATCTGTAATTATTTCATTGTATAATTTAGATTTATCATAATCAACATCTAATATACTACTATATATTGGTAGGTTATTAATCAATACTTGCTATAATAAAGTCGTAATATTTTACAGCTAAGTTAATTGCAGTACCCGTAAATGTACCAGAACCAGAACTAAATGAAAATGGGTGGGTGTGTGAACCATCTCCACCAGTTGACGATGTAGTACCACTACCGTTTGGATTATAGAACCAAGGTGACTTTGAAGCACTTGCACCACCAGGGCCTTGAAAAAAGAACGGGAGTGAGTGGCTATGGCTTGGAATTTGTGGTGTTGTAAGTGTTGTTGCACCTGCACTACCTGACACAGCACTAATCGATACAGAACCTGCTGGGGTTTGTGATGCAAAAGCTGTTGTAAAATCTACTGTACCACCGTTAACTACTGAGCCTGTAACAAAACGTAAAGCACTATTATTAATGGCTGCTGTTGTATCTTTAGTCCATCCTGTTGGCGCTGCTGTTTGTTGGAAAGACATTCTAGTACCCGTTGGGAATGCTTTAGTAGATACTGTTTGAAATGTAGGTAAAGCACCCGCACCATTAGACATAAGCACTTGACCAGAAGTACCTACTGAAGCAACTGATTGATAAGCACCAGTAGAAGTTGTACCTCCAGCAAGAACCGCGTATGCTGTTTGAGATGTAGCGCCTGTTCCACCTTGATCTACGGCTAATGTGCCTGAAGACGTTAAGTTTTTAGATGCATCTGTAAATACAGGCTTGCTCGCCGTTAAAGCCGCGTTAGTTATAGCACTTGTTACATAAACAGAGGATAACGCTGTAGTAGCATCAACCACATTAGTGCCATTATTAAATACAAACATGGTTTTACCTGCTGGAACTGCGATCCCTGTACCTGTTGTATTTTTAACTGTAACTGCATCCGCTAATGTATTATTAATTAGATAGAGTTTTTCAATTTGACAACCAGATCCTAAAACAAGGTTACGAGCCCCGCCCGAAGTACCTGTTAAATTAAGTCGTAAGTTACGTGCTGTTTGAGTAGCGTTTGTATCCGTAAGGGTTACCGTAACGTCTGCACTAGAGAAGGCCACATCAGCAGAACCTGTAATAGCTTCACCAAGTGCGGCATCGCCTAAGTTGTTATTAGTTGTTGTACCCCATGTACCGGACTGTTCGCCTGTAGCTATGAGTTCTATTTTCAGTGCTGAATAGGTGCTTGCCATAATAAATTCCTTTTTAGTTTGCTATATTTTACTACAAATTGTTCTTTTTATGCTGCTATTTGCACCCATCCAGGTGTTTGTGCTGTATTTATCACGTTCCAATTCGGGTTACTTAATGTAACCGTACCGCCAACTAAGGTTAAAGTGCCTCTTGGCGGTGTTATTACTCTACCTGTAAGTACTGCCGGTGCTATACCTGTTAATGTAACTGTACCTACATCAGGTGTTATTACTTTACCGCCTACTACAACACTTGGTGCTGAGCCTAGTAATAATGATGTGCCAGTAGGTGTAATTACTTTACCGCCTGAAACCTCAGGTGCTGCTCCTACGAGACTTAGACTTCCTGTATCAGGCATCGGATACACATTATTTTGTGTTATAGCATCCGGTGCTATGCCTTGTACATTTAATGTACCTGTAACAAGTGTTAATACTGTGCCTCTTACTATTGTAGGCGCTATTCCTTGAACAACTGCACTTCCTACACTAGGTGTTATTACTTTGCCACTTACTACAGAAGGCG